AAACAAAGACGATTTTCAATATCTAGCCAAGAATGGCCCCAAGGAAGACAACATGACAGAATCACAATATTTCGGCAGTTCTAAGACAAGTTATAGAACTTTAGAAAGCACAAAATTAATTATCAAGCATAGCCAAGCAGTTAACGAAGAACAGCCCGGTGCTAGAAGTAGACACATTAGCGCATTGTTTATTGAAAATTCAGATGGCGAACGTTTTAAATATCCGTTCAATCATTTGTCTGGTGCAAAAGCCATGCAACGTCACGTAGCCAATGGCGGTCGTCCATACGATGATAAAGGCACAGCAATTATTGATATGAGCGAAAGCATTATTCAATTAAATTTGTTCAAGCGTCAAGCAGGCCGTGAAGGATTTGTAAACGAAAGCACACAAGATATCTTTGAACGTGCAATGGCCAAGTTAGAACAACTACGTCAAGATTGCACTAGCCTAAGCAAACAAACATATTACGAAAATTGGTCTAACAACTTTAAGACTAACGCTCGTGCTGAATTAGATGAAGTCACTCTAGAAGATTACAAAGATAAATTTACAGTACGCCAGTTTGAAGACAATCTAACAAGTATTTTTCCTCTACTTCATGCTATCATGCAAGAAACAAGCGAAGTAGATCTTGCCGATGTTATTGAAAGCACAGAAAAATGTGAAGAATGTGGCATGATGGAATGTGAATGCGACCATATGGAAGAAGCAACTGACAACGATCCTCCATTTGATCCAGATCCTAAAAAGAAAAATCCTCCTGCTAAAGCCGGCAAACACGGACAAGGATATTCAACTGCTAAACATCTTGCTAAACAAGGAATGAAACAAGCAGAAAAATCTCCGACAGAAAGTTTTGAAATATTTGACGAATGGGCAGAATCAATTGTAGAAGGATATTTAGAACCAGATACAATTATGGCTCTTAAAGATTTACTAGACAACGGTCTAACATTAGGTGCAGATGCTACAAGTGCTGTCGAAGCATTAGAGAGCATTGGTATCCATGACGAAGATTTAGCAGATGCGTTAGAAAGTCTTGCTAAAGTCAATCCAGAAGCCGATCCAAGAGAAACCATTGTAGCATGGGTAGCACATACTGATCCAGAAGCCGCTCAAGAACTAAGTGCTGAGCCCGCTGCCGAGCCAGCACCAGAACCTGCTCCTGAAGAACCTGCTCCTGAAGAACCAGTGGCACCAGCACCAGAGGCTGATCCTGCCGCAATGGCACCGGCACCTGCACCTATGGCAGAAGACGAGGACTCTATGAACAACGAAGAACCACAACCACACCGTGCAAACATGAGAGAAATTGCCGAAGTAGTTAAATCATTCTATGATCGTGAAACAGGTCGTTTCCCTAAAGGTGAAACAGGAGTTATTGTTCACTGTAAGAAAATGTTTGGTGATCAAGGCGGACAACTTGCAGAACGTCTAGTTGCCCACCTAAGCCAACGCTCACATCAACAGATGGCTTATGAAGATATGACTCGTATATTAAAATTAGCCGGTATCAAAGAAGGTGTAGAAAAGAGTAAGATACCTGCGTACAAGCGTAAGGAAAAAGGCGGTGATTGGAAAATGTCTACCAAAGACTTGGAAGATGAAAAAACTAAGAGTCCTACAAGTAGCGCAGGCCTAGCCCGTAAGAAAAAAGAACTGGGAATGAGTGAAGAAAGTCATCAATCTGCTACTACAATGAAGCATGTTAAGAACCCAACTAAGGGTGAAAAACAAGCCGCTAAAGATATCAAACCAGGTATTGCAGGATACCGAGATCGTATTGATATGTTACAAAGTGCAAAGAAAGATGGCAGATTAAAGAACGAAGCATCCAAACCTAGTGCAGGATTGAGCAAAGGTCAAAAATCCTCAATTGCCAAAAAGGCAAGAGCAGGTGGTGACATAGGCAAACCGGGCAAAAGTTTTGACAAAGTAGCCAAAGCCGCAGGCGGTGGAGAAAAAGGCAAAAAGATTGCAGCCGCCGCAATGTGGAAAAACGCCGCCAGATAATTGGCAAAAAAATTGTTGACAGTATAAATAGAAGTGTGTATAGTTAACTCTATGCACACTTTTTCTTTTCAGTCAGTTGGCTTTAAAGAAATGGCATAATATAACATTTATTAAGGAAAAACATTATGGCAACTTTAGCAGAAATCCGCGCAAAACTTCAAGCATCATCTCAACAAAACACCGGCAATAGCGGAAGCGGTGGAGACAACGCAATTTACCCCCATTGGAACATGCCAGAAGGCACAACGACTACAGTTCGTTTCTTGCCCGATGCTGACCCTAACAATACTTTTTTCTGGATTGAACGAGCAATGATCAAATTGGATTTTGCTGGAGTCAAGAACGAAGCAAACTCTAAGATTGTTACTGTACAAGTTCCTTGTATGGAAATGTGGGGCGAAACATGCCCTATTCTTTCTGAAGTACGTCCTTGGTTTAAAGATAAATCTTTGGAAGAACAAGGTCGTAAGTATTGGAAGAAGCGTAGTTATTTGTTCCAAGGTTTTGTAGGCGAAAGTGCTTTCAAAGAAGAAGGCAAGACTCCTGAGAATCCAATCCGCCGATTTATCATTGGCAGTCAGATCTTTAACATTGTTAAAGCCGCATTGTTAGACCCAGATATGGAAGAAATTCCAACAGACTTCCTGCGTGGTACAGATTTCCGTATTACTAAAACAAGTAAAGGCGGTTATGCTGACTACTCTACTTCTAACTGGGCTCGTCGTGAACGTGCTTTGAGCGAAGAAGAAAATGCCGCTATTAAGCAGTACGGCACATTTAACTTGAAAGACTTTTTGCCTAAGAAACCAGGTGAAGTTGAATTGAAAGTTATGATGGAAATGTTTGAAGCATCTGTAAACGGTGAAGCATATGATGCAGAACGTTGGGGACAGTATTTCAAACCAGCAGGATTTAATAGTAACAATGCCGCACCAAAAACAAGTGCTCCTGCCGCTGTATCAAGTAGTGTCGATGAAGAAGATCCTCCATTTGAACCAACTCCTACTGCTAAACCAGTAGCAACTGAAGATACTAAATCAGAAGCAGGCAGTCGTGCTCAGGACATCTTAAAGATGATCCGTAGTCGTCAAAACGCTTAATTGGAGATCAGTAAATGAATAAAGCCTTCGATATTTCGAAGTTTCGTAAATCTTTGACTAAATCTATTGATGGTTTAGGAGTAGGATTTAACGATCCTACAGACTGGATATCAACTGGCAATTATGCACTCAATTATCTTATCAGTGGAGACTTTTATAAAGGAGTTCCTCTTGGTAAGGTAACAGTGTTTGCTGGAGAATCTGGAGCAGGTAAAAGTTATATTTGTAGTGGTAATCTTATACGCCATGCTCAAGAACAAGGCATTTATGTTATCCTAGTTGATAGCGAAAATGCACTAGACGAAAAATGGTTACATGATTTAGGTGTATCTACTAAAGAAGATAAACTTCTAAAACTTAACATGGCTATGATTGATGATGTCGCAAAGACAATTAATGAGTTCATGAAAGAGTATAAAAGTATGCCACAGGAAGAACGTCCTAAGATCTTGTTTGTTATAGACTCACTTGGTATGTTGCTTACCCCAACCGATGTCAATCAATTTGAAGCAGGTGATCTTAAGGGTGATATGGGCCGTAAGCCAAAAGCACTTACAGCCCTAGTTCGTAACTGTGTTAATATGTTTGGAAGTTACAATGTTGGTCTTGTATGTACTAATCATACATATGCAAGCCAAGATATGTTCGATCCAGACGATAAGATATCTGGTGGACAGGGATTCGTTTATGCATCTTCTATCGTGGTTGCCATGAAGAAGTTGAAGTTAAAGGAAGATGAGAATGGTAACAAAGTTTCGGATGTTTTAGGTATTCGAAGTGCTTGTAAGGTTATGAAAACTCGTTACAGTAAACCTTTTGAAACTGTTCAAGTTCAAATTCCTTACTCAACGGGTATGAAACCTACTTCAGGATTAGTGGACTTATTTGAGAAGAAAAATATCTTGACAAAATCAGGAAATAAGTTACAATATCTAAGTAAGACTACAGGCGAAGTCATGTCAGAATTCCGTAAAAATTGGACTGAAGATAAACTCAAAGTCATTATGGAAGAATGGGATGAAAGTCTGTTAGACACAGCAGTAACAATTGAGGAAACAGAGGACGCATAATGGATGAAGCATTAATTATGGAAATTTGGGATACTTTTAAAGAGTATATTCCAGAGAAAAATAAAGACATGGCGGCTAATCAATATGTCGATTTTTTGTTAGAAAAGGAAGACGTGACTGCTTCAATTCTTGAAAGTCTCATTGGCTACGATTCTCATCTTGACGAAGCAATTCGCCACGTAGTTGAGGAAGAAAGTGGCTACGAGGATGAAGAAGACGAAGACAATTACGAGGAAGATGAGGACTATTAATGAATTGGTACTCAAAGGTGAGCAAGGACATTGCTCATCTTCCAGACTGTATCGATTATTATTATGCTCAACTTGACGAAGCAAGGAAAGAGGTAAAAATCTACGGTGTCGTAGAAAAAGCCTCTTCCTCTTTGCCGGGCATTGTAGAACAACGGTTCAATCAACTTCAAGAAATTGAAGGTATCTTAGAATATCTAAATATTGAACTTCGTAGAATCCGTTCTAAGACGTTTCGCAAATATTTAGAAAACTATCAACGTGCTCTTAGTTCAAGAGACGTGGAAAAATACGTCGAAGGTGATGTAGATGTTGTTGACATGGAAAAAATCATCAACGAATTTGCTCTACTTCGCAATCAGTGGTTAGGCATCATCAAAGGCCTTGACATTAAACAGTGGCAAATCGGTAATATTATCAAACTGCGTACAGCAGGTATGGAAGACGTCCAAGTTTAAGGAATCGCTATGTTTTTAGAAGACATTATCCACGCATCCGTTCATATCTCTGTTGTTCATAACCGAGATCTTGTTATGTTCAACAGTTTTTCCAATCAAATTTGGATGGGTAAGGGTCTAACACAAAAACAATTGGACATGAGCCTAAAATTGCTGAAAAAATACCACGCACCTTTGTCAGCATACATGAAGGGTGATGTCCTACCTCATCTTGCTAATCCAACTTTGAGACTGGGAGTGAGAAAAATTGAACCACAATCTAAAAAAATCACCTTCATCGACGAGGGCACAAAAAAATTCTCGGTTAGTTTTCCATATGATGAAAATTTGGTGGGAAAATTGAGGTCTTTTAACAATAGGCAGTTCGGTGACTCGGCAACGTGGGACAGTGAAAACAAAATTTGGGCATTTCCGTTGACCGAACGTGCGGCCATGTTCTTGAAAAATGAGGTAGTGCCTCAGGGCTTTGAGGCCTGTGATCGTACAAAAGCAATTTTTGACCAAATTGACGAAATTTTGGTAAATTTTGAGGATTTTGTGCCCCAACTGAAATACAAGGATGAATTGTTTTATTTTAACAATACGCATCCTTCAGTGCCTCAACCAGAAAATATGAATTTTTTGGAAATTTTGTATCATGCGAAAAGGTATGGGATCACCACTTGGGACCCCGGAATCAATGAGGCCTTAGAAAATGGCAATTTTTCCATTTTTACCAAAAAATTCCTAAATTCCACAACCCCTGTGGATTTAGAAATTAACGGGGATGAGCATGAAATTGAAATTTTTGATGATTTGATTTCAGTACTGACACCTACACTAATTGTTATCCCTCCTGGGAGAGAAATTCACCACCTACGTAAATGGTGGGCTTATCTTTCCACCAAAAATTTCACAAAAAATCAGATTTCTGTGATGTTTAGGACAGACAACACTTCTGATAGAACGTTCAATGAATTGGTTAAACAACAAGGATTAAACAGTCCTATTACGGAAGACACAAAATTTGTCTTTGTCAGCCATAAACTTCCAAAGCCCATTGTAAAAAGTGGAATAGAGTTTAAACTTGTGATAAATTTAGGGGCTTTACCAGGGGTTCACTATTCATTACAAAGTTATCTTGCGGACTTTCCAGATCAAGTCAAATACTATAATACAAAAAAATGAGTGTAAATTGTAAAATCATCATCAAGGACGAAGTCAATGTAAAGATAGAAGGTCTTGACTTAGACACTCGTAAATCATTGGTCAAAAAATTCAAGTATTTTGACCAAAAAGCACGGTATCTTCCTGCCTACAAGTTAGGACGTTGGGATGGCTGTACCTCATTTTTTGGTCTCGGCGGAACCACTTATATGAGTATGCTTCCACAGGTTATTGAAGAATTAATCAGTCAAGGTTATGATCCATTAGTGGAAGATCTACGTAATCCATTGGCCTTAAATTTCACCAAAATTTCCGAAGATTTTTGGGGTGATCAAACATGGCCAGAAGGACACAGGTTTGCCGGGCAACCTATCAGATTGCGAGATGACCAAGTTGAAGTTGTCAACAAGTTCCTTGAGAATCCTCAGTGTATTCAAGAAATTGCCACTGGATTTGGCAAGACCATTACCACCGCAACTTTGGCAAAAATCTGTGAAAAATACGGTCGAACAATAACCATTGTTCCTAACAAGAGTTTAGTTGAACAAACAGAAGAAGACTTTCAAAACGTACAATTAGATGTAGGTGTTTACTACGGCGACAGAAAAGAGTTAGGAAAAACACATACTATTTGCACTTGGCAAAGTCTCAATATTTTAGAGAAAAAATCCCATGATAGTGAGGATGCTTTAGATCTTGCCACATTCTTAGATGGCGTTAACTGTATCATGGTTGATGAAGTTCACATGGCTAAAGCCGATGTTCTAAAGAAACTTTTAACCAACTATATGGCAGGCGCACCTATACGTT